AGGTTTACGCTCAGGCATTCTTAGATAGTTAGATGCTACCCACGGTTTAGATGCAATGTACATCTTATACTTGGTATAGATGTCAACAGTTTCATCATACTTGAATTCATCAGGTCCTGCAAATATAAAAGGAGTTGGACCTTTACCATGCGAATCCACACATGGAAGAATTTCATTAGCTGCATTGAGAGTATTAAAACAGGTATGTGGTTTACCATACCTCAGTGCGTATTCATTACACAAAGCAAATCCATGAGCAAGTAACCATCTCCAGTTACTTACAAAAGAGTTTGCCCAGATGGTACATGGATGATTACGAAAGGCACCCTTCTCAGTGGCATAGGGAGTTCCATCTGCCTTAGGAATAGTGCCAAACCCATGACCCCATTTGTCAGAGCAAACAATAGAAAGCATCTGACAAGTCTCTAAAGGCATCTTGACAATATGTTTGTCGGGAAGAACTTTAGCAGATTTGTTAGGATCAGGATCAGTAACAAATATGTTCATTCAAGTGGTCTAGTAAATGATTTAGATATGATGTCATCAGCATTGAACATCATCTGCATGTATTCTACACCCTTCTTGGGTTTAGTATGCTCACCGCATGTGAAGATATCACATACTGCCATGCCTTTCTCTGGCCACGTATGAATGCTGATGTGGGACTCAGCAAGCATGGCAACACAAGTTACACCCTGAGGATCAAACTTGTGTGAATGAAGTGCCAGCAATGATGAATGACACTTTCTAGATGTAGAGTAAACTACATCTCTAATATACTCCTCATCGTTTAGGAGATCTTTTGTGCAACCTTTCAACGTGAAAAGGATATGCTTCACTTGGGTTCCAGTGCGATGTAATAAGTAAGATCGACATCAGTATTAGTCCACTCAGAAATCAAATGCTGAGAGACTTTGACACTGTAGTCACCAGGGAGAACACGAATGTTTTCAATCTTGAGATCAAGAGAATAGGTGCCAGTAGAACAACCTGCCACCGTGAGATCATAAGTGTTGCTGGTATCATTTTCTTTGTCCCTAGGATTAGCTTAATGGTATCAGATCCTTCTTCAGAAAAGAAGGTCAAGTCAGGAAGACTGTACACAGCAGATGCTTTCTGCAATGCAATCAAATCATCACCACTGAGGTTGAACTGAATATCAGCACCAGGGAAGTTTACATTTTTTTCTGGTGCAGACTTGAGCGTAATCTCAGGGTCAGAGAAATAATACTTAGCAGACTGACGCCCGCCACGGATAGAAACAAAATCGCTAGATGTGAATTCCAGTTGAGGATCGTTAAACAGAGAAATACCGCTAAGGAACTGACTAAGATCATAAATTGCGAAGTCGCTAGGAAATACTTCTTCGCCAGTAAACTTTGCGAGGATGTTCTCTGCATTAGAGATTGTTCGGACTGTAGACCCCTGGCGGAATACGATGGAGGAATTAATCGTGCTGAAGTTCTTAAGGACATCGAGAGTCTTTTTTGATAGGATAACTTTGCTCATTGAGGATAGGTTTCAGTGTAGTTAGTCTTGTCAGAGAAGTGAAGAAGGAGGAGACCGTAGTGCAGGATCTTGATAATGTCCCGACGTGCAGTTCCTTTCTTGTCGTAGCGAGAAGCATACTTGAGGATGTTGCTTCGGCAGAATGCTTCAGCGTCACCACATGCTTCAATCAAGTCTAACGTTTGAATAGCATCGTTGCCAGCAGAGTAGTGTTGTCCATAGGTCCCAGTAATGTAATCACGTAGCTCTTGGAGTAGAGCATCTTCATTATATTTAAAACTCATTGTTCCCAAATATATTCAATATTATCATGGTAGCATTTAAAAACTTTTCCGTCAATCCCCTGCATATAAAGTTCAAGACCATCGCCACCAACGATCTTGGCAGTGCGGGACTGGGTGCCCCGTAGAACTACGAGACGACCCAGATATCCGTGAAATTTATTAAGAGTTTGCATCTTCCTCCTCAGTGTTTACGTCAGCATCAATCTTATCATACAATTCGATGAATGACTGCTTGGTCTCATCATCAAAACGGTTCACACAAACTTTGATAGCTTTCATACGGTTCTGCCAGATAGCAAAAGCACGGATGATGTGAACGAGTCTACGAGTAGAGATCACCTCGTCGATACCACCATCCTTGAAAGTTCTACGGATGATGTCTGCCCAGTTAGCAAGGTTGGTGCAGAACTCTTCATCAAGAACACCAAGGTTACCTGCTGCCTTCTGAAGAATCTTAGTCTCAGTAGCAGGTGTAGGATACTCTTGCTCAAATGTCAGAGCAAAACGCTCAAGGAATGCTTCGTTAAGAACATTGGTGCCGATGAAGCGACCGTCATCAGAACCTTTACCCTTGGTGTTGGCAGTAGCGATAACGTTGAAACCAATAGCAGGTTTGACATACCGACCAGTCTTCTTCAAGAAGACACCTTTGCCTTCAAGAACAGACTGCAGACAGAGGATCTTGTTAGAAGCAAGGTCAACTTCATCTAGAAGCAGCACAGCTCCCCGCTCCAGAGCTTCGATGACAGGACCATTATGCCAAACAGTTTCGCCGTTAACAAGACGGAAACCACCAATAAGATCATCCTCGTCGGTTTCAATGGTAATGTTCACACGGATCAGTTCCCTATTTAGAGCAGCACATGCTTGCTCAACAGAGAAAGTCTTGCCGTTTCCTGAAAGACCAGTGATAAAAGTAGGATAGAAGATGCCAGACTGAATGATCTTTTTGACATCAGTGAAGTTACCGAAGGGAACATAATTAGGGTCTTTGTCAGGGATAAGGTTTTGTTGTACTGCGGGAGCAGCAGCAGGTGCTTGATAAGTTTGCTCAAGTTTTTCTTGAACAGTCAGGTTCCACTTACCGATACCTTGCTTATAATCTTTAAGACGCTTCTTGACAGTAGCGAGAGAACAGTTGAAGTGCTCGGATGCTTCAAACAGTTGCTTGGTGTTGACCTCAGTACCGCACTTGTCGGTAAGGTAAGAAACGAGGTCGTCAGTTGAAACAGGAACAGGAGCGAAAGGCATTGGTCTTTTGTGTTGTATGAATATAGTATAGGGTGTGGTGGGGTCAGTGGCGACCCCTAGTGTACCAGTTTGTCAACTGACATACTCAACGAATGAGTTGAGCAGTTTTTTGTTGGTGGACTTGCTGCCGAGCATCTTCTTGAATGCACGAGAGATCTCACCCTTCTTAGCACCAGACTCAACGTTGAACTCAGCAGTATCGTCTAGTCCATTGTTGGAGATAGCGTACAAGGCACTGAATGCTTGTGGGTTAGGAATAATAGCAGACTTTTCTTTTTTCCACTGCTTCTGAACCTGAGAGTAACCTTCGTAAGTTGCATAGCGACCAACGAAACCCTGAAGTTGAGAACCAGAAAGAATACGGAAACCGATGACATTTACATCAGGATTACGATCACGAACCTGCTGAATGAAGATGTTAGTGATGGTGTCGTATTCAAACTCAGGATAGACACGACCAGTCTGACGGTCACGAAGACGGATACCATAGTCGATGCGACGAGGACGAACAGTGTACTCATCTTTATGGTCGATGTAGATCTCATGACCATAACCAGATTGACATCCTTCACCATCAGACAAGATGCAAACATTGACCTTCTGAAGATCATTTTGCTTTTTGAACTGAGGGATAATGTAATTAAGCATGATCACTGCTTCGTTCAAAGGAGTACCAGAAAGACCACAACCAATAGTAGCTTGATATCCAGCGTAGTTCCTGTAGACAGATGCTTCACGCCACAGGTTTTTGCACTGACGCTCATACTCTTTAGCGTTAGAACGAGAAGAAACAAAGTTCAACAGATGGAACATACGAGAATCAATGTAGATCTTGTTTTTCTCAATGCCAGGATAGTGATGGTATGAATCATAATCGATCTCCTTACCTTCCTCAATATCCATAGCACGTTGTGCAGGGAACCAATCATTGGTGAATGCATAAACCTCAAAAGGAATCTGCACTTTCTTACAGAAGGCAGTCAGGTTCAGAACTTGCTTGACAGTAGCAAGAAGTTCGTTCGCCATAGAACCAGACCAGTCAAGAACAAACAAGAGACCATGGTTCTTACCATCAGGAAGAATAGTTACTTTTTTGAAGATATCTTCGTTATAACGATAAGTATGTAACTTTGAAGTATCAAGGACGCCAGTCTTAGATTGACCAGCACGAGCGTAAGCGTCAGCAGACTTACGACACTCAAACTCTTTAACAAGATAATTTACCTCCTTCTGAGATTTCTTACGGAACTCATTGTATAGTCCATCTGTCTCTTCGTAGACTTCAGGGTTGGGATGTTGCTGACTGTCAATCCAACTATGCAAAACTTTACAATCAACAACATGATTATCTATATCAACTTTGTCAGAAATCTCAATGTATTTTGTGTCACGACCATAATGACGAGAAGAAAGAGTTGAAGCAGCACTGTCAAATGCACGTTGAGTTTCAGATGTGTCACCACCTTCAGATCCTGCACCACCTTCTTCTTCAGGTTCAGTGAGGTTGCCGTCTTCGTCATACCAGTCGTCACGAACATCCTCTAGGTCTGCACCACCTGAAGAAGATGCACCACCTTGAGTGTTTGGTTGATCTTCACTAGACTCAACCTGTGCTTCAGTCTGTTCTTGCTGCTCAGATTGTTCGCCATCGGTGCTTTCAGTTTCAGAGTCCTGTGCAGCAGAAACAGGTGCTTCCATCACCTGCTCAGACTTGCTGAACTCATGCACGTCAACAGCAATCTGCAGAACTTCTTCAAAAGTTTCTGCGACATCAGTACGAGCAACAAACACTTTCTCTTCAATGGAGAAAGGAATAAGTGCGTTGGCACCAATCTTGAAATGAAGATTGATGCGATCAATCAAGCTAAGAGAACCAAGATCTTCTCCTTGAATACGGAAGAAGTCAAGGTCATTCAATTCTTTGTAACCACCAGAAAAGGACTTGCGAAGACCAGGATACTTACGCTTCATCAACTTCTCGATGCGAGCATCCTCGATAACATTCACGAAGTCCTTAGGGCAGTCAGCGATATCACGCCAGTCTTTGTTAGGTGTGAACAGAGCATGTCCAACCTCATGACCGACAAGCATGTCGTATACTGTTCCAGATGCTTTGTCCCAGCGAGGAAGAGTCAGTACACGACGATCAACGTCAAACATAGCAGTAGGACACTGCTTGTGCTCTACAACAAGGTTCTCGGTAGCGAGAAGGCGGGCAAGGTTACCTTTGATTTCTTGGTTTGGCATGTGTCTCTGTTGCTGATGTATACAGCATAACAAAGAAATGGACTAGCCAACCAGTCCATGGGTCACTTCGTTAACTGTCACATTGAGGGTAGAGAAGTTCTTGACCTTCTCCACAGAGATGGTTCTATCAAACTTATCGTCTAGACCTTGCTTGTGACTGATGACAAACACCTTCGTACTATCGTCAAAATTACGGAGGATCCATCCTAGATCAGATGTGCCTGATTGGTCAAGAGATCCATCAAAGATCTCGTCCAAAATCAGGAGGTTAGTATCCACAGAATTCTTGAGCTTAGCAATAGAACGCCAAGTAAGCAGAAGAGCGATATCAATACGAGCTTTCTCTCCTTCACTGAAACTATCATAGGAAAACACATCACGGTATCTAGATTTGATCTGCTCCTCAAAGTTCTCATCAAGGGTAAAGTTGACATAAAACTCCATCCTCTGTAAGAAATCGTTAATCAACTTGTTCATGGTAGGAAGATAAGTCTTGATAATCCTAGTCTTGATACCATTGTCTTTTAGAAGTTGACCAGCGGTTGTCAGAACATCACGATCAGATTTCAGCGTAGCATGTTGTTTAGATAGTGTCTTCTTATCGTTTACAAGAGTTTGTAGTTTACTGTACTCTGCTTTCTTATCAACGTTATCACCTTGCAGTTCTTTGATCTCATCTTCCAATGACTCTACCTGTCTACGGATAGACATCAACTGGAAGTTAGTCTGAGAAATTGTGGTGTTAATGTTGTTGACTTCTGTAGACAACTCAGTGAACTTAGCAAACCGTTCTTGCTCATCAGAGATTGCTTTTTGTAGATCATCGTAACCTACGTTCATCTCATCGACCTTAGATTGACCCAATTGTAACTTTTCATTACGAAATTCTTCTGATAGGTCTTGTGTGCATGTTGGACATACGTGATTGTTCTCAAAGAACTCATGCTCCTTCTTACATGTGTTCAACTTATGTGTCAACTTGATCAAGTATGTGTTCAACTTCTGCAATTTCTCATTTGATTTTTGATACTCTTGCATTTCTTCATTAAGTTTTCCGATTTGTTGTGTTAAAACGGTAACTTCTTCTGCACCCTGTAACTCAGTTTTTTTATACTCGTTTACTTTTCCTTGTTTACGATCAATCTCTTCCTGAGTTCTCTTCTCAAGCGTGAGCATGTTTTGTTTCTGCAACTCAATCTTATCTTTCAGAAGATCAAGTTGATAATCAATGTCACGAACTTCTTCATTGTTCTCTCGCATCTTATCTTTGAGTAGAACATTCATCGTAGAGAACACCTGGATGTCCAAGATGTCTTCGATAATATCACGACGCTGACCACCAGGCAATTTCATGAA